CTTTTTCTCCACCTAACGAAACTACAGTACCTAAATCATATATCGAATCTGCTTCATATCTCTCTGCTAAATCTGCGTATATTGATTTAGTTGTTAAATTTCCTTCAGTTGACTTTAATAAGTCATCGGGTACCGTTAAATAACATAAAACATACTGATATCCAGGGGGTGATGCCATTATTATATCCTATTAATGTAGATCAACCCACGCACCGTTGGCTCTACCTTGAAATTTATTGGTAGACGTATTATAAATAACCATTCCATCAACATTTGTACCAATAGTACCTCGCTGGGTAGTAGTTAACCGAGGTAAAACCATTCCGCCTGTTATTGTTGTTGCAGTAATACTACCACTGGTTGCAGAAATTTCAACTCCGGTATTACTTGATAACGTTGGTGTACCTGCCGCAGTCGTTGCAAATGATCCTGCTGTTACAACATCAGTTGTTTTATTATATGTAAATCCTGCATCGCCACCAAATGTTGATCCACCATCATTAAACTGAACTTGTGTATCTACTCCTCCTGGTGACCCACTACCTGCCGCTGAATTAACCCAAGCACTACCATTATATGTTAAAACTTCAGTATTTGCTGGACCTGTAATAGTTGTATCAGTTAATGCCGCCAATGTTGACGACCCGCCGCCTGATATAGTTGTAAAACTTAAAGTACCACTACCATTAGTAACAAGAGCATCACCATTTGATCCATCTGCTACCGGTAATGTATATGTTAAACTTGTACCTACTGTTCCTGTTTTTAATCCAATATAATTAGACCCGTCGTCGGTATCTTCAAAAATTCGTAATTCGCCTGGTCGAGTTGCATTACCTGCTATATGTACCATCCCAGTACCATGCGGATCTAATACAACATTACCATTTGTTGCCGAAGTAATTGAATTACTATTTACATCTAAGTTACCGCCAAGTTGTGGTGTTGCATCGCCACTTAATTCCGTTGCCGCAGTTATTTTTATAGCATGGTTTGCTACATTAGATCCTATAGTTACATTAGTTCCGCCAACTAAAAGCACGGCTTGTGTTGGGCTTGCTGATGTAATATCTGCTGGATTAGCAACCTCATCCCAAGAATATCCCGGGTCAGTGTTTGTCGGTGATATTGTTTGGTAAGTAGAGCCAAGACTTGACCACGAAAGGGCACTTCCTGAAGTAGTTAAAACTTGACTTGCAGTTCCATAATCGGTTGGAGTGTCAGTTAAATTTTTAAAAATTACTTCTGATCCTCCTGCTGTACTTCCGTCATGTACAACTAACGATTTATTTTCTGTATTAACGGTTACTTCGCCCGCGGCTCCGGTAAACGTACTATGTTCGTTTGAAGTACCGCGTCGAAATTGAACTCTAATTGCCATTTAAATTTCTCCTTATATAGAACCAAAATCATCTGATTCGGCAATATTACTATCTGTTATAGCTCCTGCATCATTGCCCGATGTGTGTATCAACGAATTCGATGTGCTTGAATCTGTTACTAATCCTCTATCTTCTGAGGTAGTTACGACAGTTGCAGAAGTTGCTATTGTTAGTCTAGCGGTAACAAAAAAACTTGCTTCTTCACCAGTAGGAACTTTTGCTTCTATTTTTAAACTATCGTTTGTATCATCTGCTGTTATCTGTATATCATAACCAGTATCAGCATATATTGCTGTTTTTGAAACTGTACCATTTAATGCTGTAGTACCAGCATCATTGCTTAACATTGCTGTTGCTTCCCAACCACCATACTTATATGTAGAAGAACCAGTACGTCTTGCTGATGCCATGATGCGAACTGTTACTGTACTATTTTCGGGTATAGATATTCTAGTATTTGTAATTCCACCAACAAATATTTCTGTAAATGTATTAGTAGTAACGGCTCCTAACAACCAATATTCTTTAGTATTTCCTTCTATGATTGTAGTTGATCCTTCGCCTTTTGTTAATATACCTGCTGTTATTTTTTTATAAGAACTACCATCATGTAATAATACTACATCAGAATTAGTAACACTTGTAACTTCTGTATTTCCTGTTACAAAACTATCTTGGATAGTTACAGCACCAGTTGATGACATATCAACATCACCTGATATATCTACAAATTCGATTGCATTGGTTAAAGAATTTACTTTTATTATATAATTAGAATTATTAGCATATGAATTAGGGGTGTCTGATAGACCTAAAAATGCACTAACTCCGCCTCCACTACCCCCGCCAGTACTAGTAAATGTTATAGTATCATTACTTGTGTCGGTGGTAATAGCCATACCTGCGCCAGCATGTAATGTTAATGTATCATTTATAATATCAGCAGTAAGAGAAGATTGATTTGCAATACCTGTTATTGCAATATTTCTCCAAGTAAGTTGTGTTGAACTTCCGGCTCCGGTGCTAGTTATTAAAATTGTATCAGCATATGTGTTGCCATCATCTATTGAAATCCCTGTTCCTGCTTTTAGTTTTTTAAATTCTAAATCGTTTAAATTTTTTGTTTTAAAAACACCGATACCTGTAGCATCTCCAACATTTGAACCAGTACCTGCTAGACCTGATGGTGGAACCTTGGATCTATATACCACCAATGCTTTTTCACCAGAGTTTAATGCTGTAGTAAATGATATATTTGGAATATTAGCATCTATAGTAAAATCGGTTGTTGGTACTTGGGTAACACCATCAATCGAAACATCAATACTGTTTACTCCAGTTGGTGTTGAGTCAAGGGTATAAACAAATGCTCCTGATCCTGTTATTGTTTGGGCAGAATATTCAGGTATACTATAAACATCAGCCCATGCTACTCTTGTTTGTATATCACCAGGACCTAAATAAGACATTACGATAATTCCAGAATACTTGCTGTGATTTCACAATCAGTTGTTGATGCTTGAACAAACAATTTATCACCTGTTTCTAAGTTAACAGGTTTATCCATTGATAATGTTGTGTTTGGTGGTATTGGTACCGCATTTAATATTTTTGTTTCGGCATTTGAATTACTGCTATCTACTAACTTTAATGTAATATTTACATTAGATGAAGCATGTGTATTTGCCATAAAAAGACCATGTATAACCGCCGAAGTGCTACCTGGTGCTGTATACAATGTTTGGTCTGTATTAGCAGTTCCGATTGTTGCTGTTTTATTTTTAAAACTACTTGCCATTTTATCCTCCTAAAGCAATAGCAAATGCTATTGCATCTCCTTCTGTTACACCTGCTATATCAGTTCCAGGTACCCAATTACTTCCATCATATTTTAAAACTTGATCTACTGTTGGTGATGCGGCACTTACATCAGTCATATCATTTAAACTTATTGTTGCTGTTGTCCATCCTGGTGTGCCTGACGAATCGTATTTAAAAAAATCATTGTTTGTCGGAGTTACATTTTTAACATCACTAAGTTTTTTTATTGAAGTACCACTTAAATCAAACCCACCTATTGTTCCACTATAATTTTCCGATGTGTTTGTTGCATCAGTAAAAAAAGAAAATAAGCCTGTATCAAAATCTTGTCCAAAAAATCCAATTTTAGCAGTTCCGTCGTTGTATTTAAATTCAATTCCTCTATCTTTATTTTGGGTAACAGTATTTTGACCTATAGCAAATACTGGATCTGCAATTGTTAAAATAGTAGAATTTATAACAGTACTTGTTCCGTGAACTGTTAAATCTTTAACAGCAAAATCTATAGACGATGTTCCACCCATTGGATGGTACCAAGTATCTCCGTCTGTTTTCGTAACATATTCTGATGTATTATTAAAAGAAATAACACCTGTGCTATTGTTATAACTTATATCTCCTGTACCCGAAATAGATGTTCTTGCTCGTACAGTTGTAAAATATAAATTAGTAGTTCCTTCAGTTAAATCATCTGTATCTTTTGTATCAAACCATGCATTGGCTTGGATGGCAGTAAAATATTTGTTAGTTGTACCTTCTGGTACATCGTCGGTAGTTATTGCAGTCGCTTCCCATTTTGTTCCGTTATGTTTTATAAAATAACCTGAACTAGGTGCTTCAGATACTTGTATAACTTGAGACCATCCGCTGTTAAGGAAAATTTCTGGATAAAATTCTCCAGAGGTCTCAGTATTAACTCGAAAAGCTCCTTCTTTTGCCGCTGGATACCGTTGAGCAGTAGTACCTTTTGGTAAAACTAATGATCCTGTGGTATCGATATCTAACGTTGTTGTTGATGGTACTAACGAATTTTTTTGGTGGTCAATATTTACTGACATTCCAGACTCCTATTAATTAATATTTATCTAAAGAATAAATGTGCAAGGAATAAAGAAGAAGAAAAAAGGAGCCAAAAATTAATCTGACTCCTTCTTTCGTAAAAATAAACTTTCTTTTTAAATGAAAGTTAGGTTTGAAACTGCTATCTTTTCAAGATAGTCGGCTGCGTTACCCAAGGATGATGCTTGGTTAGTAAGCTCAACGTAACCATATCGTGTCATAAATGAAACGACTGGTTCGAATGAACTAGGATCAAGCACGACCCCGGAACTCATCAGCGGAACGTATGGGCAATAAAAAGATGCGGCATCCATTTCGCCTGGTCCTTTATAACCTACAAGAATATTGTCATCCGCGGCATATTGATTAACATATACACGAACTGAGCTATTCAATGTACCAACAAATTTTGTATTAGTTGGTGCTTCAAATGTGCCTTCTGTTGTTCTTGCAAAAGCTGAAGTTGTTGCACTTTGTAGTACTGTAAGAGCACTCGGTGAAATAACTATCCAGTTTCCTGCGCCACGCCTTGTTCTGGCTGCGATCAAGTTCGCGGCTTGGTTAATAAGAATTGCAACTACTGCATGTTCGTCACCAACATAGTGAGGCGTACCTGTAAAGGTTCCACTTTGATTGAAAGCAAGACCAGCACCAGTACCAGCTAAACTAAACAAAGAAGTAATAACTTCTTGGTCAATTTCAGCGGTAATTTCTTGTGCTAAAGCGGCCATAACTTCTGCTTCAACGTCTATACCATGTTGTGAACTCGAATCTTGTGCGGCTTCAAATGTCCAACGTGCGGAAAGCCTGCGTGTTTTAGCTTCAACTGTCTGCTTCAATATTTGAATAGACAATTTGTTGCCTGCTGTGCCTTCTAAATCGCTTGTTGGCGCTGCCGCGCCTGATCCTGCTGTACTTCCGTCAGCGCCTGCGTCTCCAGAATAGCTCTTAGCAATATTAAAAGGGCTAAGTGCTTCTGTACCTGCTGTGACACCATCTTTAGAATCAGCATATCTCACACGCAATGTGTGAATTTGTCCGACTGGACCTGTCATCGGTTGAACGCCAATTATTTCGTTAGCGATAACCGTAGGCATTACCCGTCTGATAACCGGAAGAATAACTTTGTTAAGAGTAGCTACATTTCCTGCTCCTGTTGCGCCCGCTCCCGCGGCCTCAGTCAGTTGCATTCGTGTATTCTCAAGTGTTGTTTCCATAACAACTTTTTTGTTACCTTCGAGTCCGTCAGTAAGGGCATCTTTTGTTGCTTGCCAGTTAGACTCAAATAGTGCGTCTGCCATTAATAATCTCCTAATTAATTATCTAGTCCGGCTAGTTTTCGCAGGTTACCAATTTCTTTATCCGCATCTGGTGTTTCATTACCGATGTGAATAGGAAATTCTTTGTTACCTGTTCTTACAGACTTTTTCGCCGGTGTAATTGTTTTACTTTCTATAAGTGATTTCTTTTCTGATTTATCAGTTTTTTGAATCACTTTTTCATTAATAACTGCCGGAAGATATTTTTGAAAGGCCTTTCCTAATTTGTCAGTCTTCACTGATTCAAGTAGGTCTTCCATAATCTCCTTTTTATCCTTAGCTAAAGGATCGAGCAGTTCACTCAGTTGTTTTTGCCGATTAGCTAAATCTTCGGCAATATTTGCTTTGCGTTCACTTTCGGCAATTTGAACTTTACTATCGGTAAGAGACTTATTATTCTCCTCGATTTGTTTTTCAAGTTCAGAAATTTTATTGCCGTATTTACGCAATTGTGTACCTTCTGCCAAATAAGATGTCATAAATTCTGCCGCGAAAGTTTCAAAAATCTTTCTACCAAAGTTATTTTCTCTGGCGGATTTGATATCATCTCTCAAGGCTGTAAGTTCGCCTTGAACAGCTGATTCAACAACTTTCTCTACTTTTTCTGCGGCTTTTTTAACAAAATCTTTCTTGGCATTTGCTATAAGTTGTTTTCCTTCTTTTACTAATTTTACCTTCTGTTCTACAACAGATTTCTTATCAGTATGAAATTCATTCAACTCTTTTGTTAGTTGTTTTATTACAAAACCTTCTAACTTTTTAAAATTGGTGCTTTGGTTGGTCCTATCCCCCCGAAGCTCTGTTATTTCCTTTTTAAGTTCTTCTAAAAGAAACTTATCTAGGACCTCGGCATGCTCTTTAATATTTTTCTTATAACCAACAGTAGCGTTTGCAAGATTTTGTCTATCTGAGACAAACTCTTCTACTTCTGTTTTTATAGAATCATTGAGCATCTTATCCATGGCTTCAATAATTTGGCCTTTGTCATTTTCATAACGTTGTCCAAATTCTTCTCGGAGTTCAGCTTTGATCTTGTCTTGCGACTCACTAACCTTCTTCTCCCATGCCTCAGATAATGCCGATTTAACATCTTCTGAAAGAACATCAGAACCTAATAATTCCTCAAAAGCATCTGCCATTTATGTTCTCCTAATTAAAGATTGCTAATAAACTTAACAACCTCTTTTTGTAAATGTTTTTGTGCCCGCTTGTCTGTCCTAACTGCTTCACCTAAATCCATTAAACTTTTACAAGATTTGTATCTCTGTACCTGTTCATATATAGGATCTGGGTACGCATCAGGCGCACTCGGTTGGGCAACAATATCAACGGTCACTATTTCAAAATCTGAAACACGACCGCCATCGTCAACATTTCCACTACCTCTGGAACTAACACCTAGTTTCGCTCCACTTTCCAATAGGGTTTTTATAATATTACCCATTGGTGTTGGTAGTATTTTTAGTTTACCTACTCCATCGGCTCCTTGCATATCCATTTCGGTTATCATATGTGATACCCGATCTAGATTAACTGTTAAGTCTTCTGGATGATCTGCTTCACCGAGGACTGAAAATCCTCCGTTTAACTTTTCTCTAAGAGACTTAACTGCTTTACCGATTTCATTTACTGGGTAAACTCTTTGGTTTTGATTTTTAACATCACCTTGAATAAAAACACCGCCCATATACAGATCTTTACCTGTCGGGCCTTCGCGAGACTCGATTAGTAACCCTGCTTGTTCATATGTAAGCGTTTCATTCAAAGTACGATGCATCTTAACCCTTTATATTATAATTATCTCACCGATAAATTAACTTCCCATCGGTGACTTTTTGTTTTTAGCATCTGACCCTTCGGTTTCTTGTGCTGAAGGTGCGGCGCTTCCGCCATCTCCATCGGCCTTACCTGGGACAGTATTAACATTTCCTGCATTATCTTCGCTTACACCACTAGTTCCGTGATTGCCTTCACCACCGTCTTTCATTTTAACGGCAGATCGTCCTCCGGAATCCATTGGGTTTGCGCCTGCTGTAGGACTTGTTTTGTTTTTAGCATCCGAACCTTCTTTATTTGATGGTTCAGTTACTGTTGCCATATCATGACCCTCTTCGAGGTCTTCATAGTCTTCTTCCAGCTCTTCGTCGTCGTCCTGGTTGTTATCAGCTGACATCATAAGTTCTTCTTCTGCGTCAACCATAGCACCCATTTCTTCGTCGTCTGTAGGTTCTTCCATGCCCATATCAGCTTCGCCTTCGTCTCCCATCATAGCGGCAAATTCCCGCTTGAGTTCGTCGAGTGCGTCTTCAACGTTCATAAAAGCATCTTCAACTGCTTCGTCGCCACCTTCCGGTTCTGCATCCATTTCTGGTTCGATCATTTCATCGCCTTCTTCATCTTCCAAATCGTCTTCTGAAAATACTTCTTCGGACTCAATTTCGTCTGTATCGGCTTGAATATCGTTTACAAAATCGTCGGCTACGTCGCCTGCAATTGCTTCTTCTACATCTTCAACTTCTTCTTCGACTGCTTCATCTTCTTCGATTAAGCCTTCGTAGATAGAGCGAGCTTTTTCTACAAAAACGTCGTGAAGGAGGTCACTAGCTTTTTCACCTTCCTCGTTGATTAAATGTTCGAGGACTTGTTCTAGTTTTTCCTTTGCTGACATTCCTATCTCCTAATTAATAAATGTTTTAAGAAAAGACACGATAACATTTTCATGTATGTTATTTACTATAGAAATTCAAAAAAGTAGGAAAACGGTCAAAAAATTGAATTTTTCGGATCAAACTTGGGGCATTTCAGTAGGTCTTCCGTAGATTACATTATAAAAGTTCTCTCTTTGTTCCATTTCTACTTTTTTCAGTTCACGCATTTTTCGTAACCGATTTAAATGTTTCAAAGTTAATCTTGGTCTACGGGTTTCATCAATATCTGCTACAGTATATTCATCTAACGTTGCATCATATTCTTCTCTTAATTCAGTATATCTCATTGTGGTACTTCTCCTGGTGGTAGGGTTCCTTCTGCTCCACTAATTGGTGATTCGGTTCCTCCCATGTCGGGTTGTTCTTCACCTTCAAATCCTTCCTCTGGTAATGTATCCTCTCCTGGTGCTTCTAAATCAGGTGGTCGTAATCCTACTGCTCCTAATGTATCGGTTGATCCGCCGCCGCCTGTACCTTCTGAACCAATTGGTATTTTATCGGGATTTTCTTCTTTCCACATAGTTTCATTTTCTACTATGTCATCTTCTTCCCAGGCTAAGTATTTTTTAAGAGCAAATCGTCTACTCATATACGGAATTTCTGCTAATTGATTAAATACGCCTGCTCTTGCACCTTCAATTTCAATTTGTCTATATTGACTAAATGATTGTGGATCCATAAACTGTAATTCAAAGATTGAAGAATCGACATTTATTCCTTTAAATTTACAAAACATTTTAAATTCTTTATCAAAAAGTGGACCAAGTAATTGCTGTAATCGTTGGCAATATTTTGTAAATCGATATTCTTGGATAAATGCGGTTCCGACTCTTCCGTCAACAAAACTAGCAGTTCCGTCATCTGGACCTGTTGGAAGGTAAGAACTAGGAATTCTTAATGCTCTTAAAAGTTTATTTGTAAAATATTTTAAATCATCTATTTGTCCTAAGTTTTCGCCTCCTGGCAATACTTCAACTTTAGATCCACGACCTTCTGCAGATTGGGCAAAGAAATAATCTTCCATAATTGATAATGGATTATAACTTGCATCCATTATACTACTACCACCGCCTGTTTTATTTGGTATTCTACGTTGATGGATTTCATTTTTAACCCGTTCAACAAAACTCATTGCTTTATGTGTAGGCATGCTTCCTACATCTATATAAAATACTCTACGTTCCGGAGCTCGTTGTACTCTATAAATTATAATTGAATCTTCCAACAGTTCTTTTTGCTTGTATGTTTTAAAGCATGGATCTAATATACTTGTACCAAACGGCCAATTTGGATCCATTCCTTCAGTAAGCGACAAATGTATAACATGATTAGCATCTATACCAAATTCTTCTTGTTGGGCGGATGTGCCGGTGTTCATGCCGCCACTGCCGTATGCACCTCGATTAACTACACCACCTGACATCATAGAGCTTACACTCATATACTGTTCGTTGTGTTGAAGAATAGTTGACGCGGTCTTGTCTTGTAAATTTAGGTCTAAATTTCTAACTACGTACTGTTCGATTTTTTTACCTTCTGAATCATTGATTATAACTTTAGGCACATCTGCCGGATTAATCCACATCCATACATAAGTTTCTGGATCTCTAACGAAAAACTGATCTCCGTATTTTAAAGTACTTCTCATAATTCTAAAAATACGTTTATCCCATTCGTTTATTCTATTCCATTGGCTAAGTGTTTTTTCAAGAACCGAAACTTCTGATTCAGTTGAATCGTCATTCCATTTAATGTTAAACGGTATTCTTTGGTCATCATCAAATTGGGTAGAAAATTCTGCAATAGTATCTAATGCCGCATTAATTTCAGAATCCGTGTCCATTTGATCATATTGAAAATAACGTTCAACTCTGTTTGGTTGTCCGCTATATACTTCTGGCAGATAATTTGAAAATTTACTATATCTGCCTGCAGGTGGACCACCGGATTGGTTGCCCTGTTGATTTGCAAATTTATAAACTGTAAAGTGTTTTTTCCAACTCATATAATTTCTCTGTTTTTAATATTTATCTTGTGTGTAGATTGTTAAGGAACTAATGTTGCTCCTTGAGTATTTTTTCTTTTATTTTCTGCTTTAATTTCTTCTAGGGTATCCTTGGAAAGATTAGTTCCTTTGATCATATCACCTGCTATTATTTTTAGATTATCTTCCATGCCCTTAAAGATTTCTAGTAATCCGTTATCTCTTAATTCTCGTTTCCCACCTACCATTACTGTCGGGACTGCCCATTCTCTTAGTGTTGTAGTTAATTTGCCTAAGCCTCTAGAAAAGTCATCTACTAATCCTGCCATCGGGTCTAACACCTTTGCCCGTACTCCTTTAAGTCCTGCTTCAACATCTTTCATTGCAGGTTCATATGCTCCTAATAATTGTTGAAGACCTGTAACATATTCTTTAGTTGATTCTGATGCTAATTTTGTTGTATCACTTGATTTTTTTTGGAACTCTTTAGTTTGCTCTGCAAGATTTGTTATATTTTTATAATCAACAATTAAATCGGCATATCTTCGAGCCGCTTCATTATTCATTGCTAATATTTCTTGACCTTGCTGATCGCGTTGATCTCGTTGCCTTGCTAATTGGTTTCCAAAATCTTCATAGGCCCGTGACATTTCTTCTGGCGACATTTGATCTATGTTTCTTATAATTTCATTTAACCGGCCTCCTGCTTCACCACTCATAGAAAGAAACTCTCGCATATCGGTTAGTTCTAATCCTGTTCCCATTGCCGCGGCTTGTGTCATAGCATCTACTAATGCTGGTGCAGATTCGCCCATGGTTTGTGTCATCATAGCGGCCAATGATTGTACATTTGCTGTGAATGCTTCGCCTCCGTCACCTAATGCCCTAGCTCTACGTGCTACTCCTCTTGTACCTCCTGCTTGCATTCCTGCTCGCAAGGCTTCACGTCTATCTCTACCTGTTTGCCTAGCCATTGCATCTGTTTGTATTGCTAAAGTTCGAAACGCTTTTTCAACTCCTAATGCCGCATTTTCGCCTGTAACTCCACGTTGACGTTGCATTTCTAAATATTCAGCAGTAAATTGATTAAGTTCTTGATTTGTTAAACCATATGCTCCAAATTCTTTTGCAGTATCTCTAACTGTTCTAGCTAAACTAGAAAAATTTGCAGCCGCATCCATAGCATTTGTACCTAAATTTCTTACGGCAACACCATGTTCCTGGACAACAAGTGCATAATCATCTATTGTAACACCTGCTGAAGCCAATTGTTGTTCTAACAATAATATACTTGTGCCAAATCCTGTTCCGTAGTTTGTTAGATCTAATAAGTTTTTTCTATACCCTTCTGCTACATTAAGTATACCTGTTATAGCTACTCCTGCCAGTTGTAATGGCAGAGCAAATTTACCTAATAATTTGCCGAATAGGTTTAAGTTTCCTCCTGTGGTACCAAGTGTACCTATCAGCGAAGAAAAAATACCTCCAGACGCGGTTGGTTTAAACAATGTAGCCAATCGATCCATGCCTTTTGATAAATTTGTTAATTCACCTAATTTTTGGCCCAATGAGGTAGCAATCATATTTGTACCATATAAAAATGATTTGTTTAATCCCCTAATTCCCACATGATGCATTTCGTGAATTCCTTGATTCACGTTTTTGCTCATACTTGCAATAACTTGTTGTTGTGTACCTGCGAATTTTGTTCCTGCATTAATTGAGGCAAGAACTTGGGTATTTATAGCAACACTTTGTATTGCGGCGGATATTTGTTGAGCAGTAGATTCTAATGCAAACAGCGGAATGTTACCCATTCCTTGTACATTAAATGTTTGTTGAGCCATTATATACCTATATAAATATTACTTTAAGCATTATAGTATTTATTGGAGGAAAATGTCTGAAAACCCATTATCTGAATATTTTAAAAAACCCGGCATATATATTAAACTTCCTAGTGAAGGAAATTATTATGACGAGGATATTGCCCTTTCTTCAACAGGAGAAATCGAAATATTACCGATGTCAGCTAAAGATGAGATGCATTTCAAATCACCCGATGCATTACTCAATGGTGAAAGTTTAATAAAAGTTATATCTAATTGTGTTCCAGGGGTACAAAACCCTAAAGAAATTCCATTACCTGATCTTTCTGTTATACTAGTCGGATTACGCATTGCTACATATGGTAATGACATGAATGTATTTGCTACCTGTCCTAGTTGTGAAAATAGAGACGAGTTAACATATGATATTTCTCGTTTATTAGACAACATTGATGGTATTACTACAAATAACACAATATCTATTAAAGACGCATTAATTTATACAAAACCGTATACATTAGCGTTACATACTAGAATAGCTATAGCAACATTTGAACAATCAATGCTAACTGCTAAACTTGAATCTTCGTCACAGTCTGAGGAAGATTCGATAAAACAATTAGCCGCAGGTTTTGCAAAGATAACCGCTTTACATTTTAATCTTTTAGCCGATTCTATTATAAAAGTCGAACTACCCAATGATATAATTGTTACTGATAAAGAACATATTCGAGAATGGGTAATTAATACCGATAAAAAAACATACGACACAATGCGCGATTTTGTTGAAACATTAAATCAAGAAAAAATAAACAATAATTTTCAACATACTTGTTCGAAATGTAATGAAGAATTTTCATCTGATCTTGATTTTGATCCTACTTCTTTTTTCGGCTAAGGCTTTTGCGTCTAGATGACCACGAAATCGGTCCTTTTCTAGAAAAACACGAAAAGGATGCAGAGGCCATAATTAAAGAGATTTCGCAATTAGTAATATATGCTAATATTGGCTACCAAGAAGCCTGGCATATGTCTATTAAAGAACGGGACATACTCGTATCTACATTAACTGAAAAATTAAAGGCCGAAGCCGGAAAACCGACTAACGATCAATTATAACCTATTTGTTTAAGTTGTCTAATTGTACTATTAGCTGAAGTGTGTAAAACTCCAATCCCACCAGCAGAATTATATTCTGCTATATTTTTTCTATGATCATCTATTAAAAGATTAGGACTGTTGTCTTGTCCATTTATTGCAAAATGTTGTTTCTCATTTCTATAAACTACATTAATTTTATCCGGAGAATGCCCAAATTGTTGTTGCATCCATTTCTTTTTATCTGCCTCAGCAGTAGGAATTCTAAATTCATCTCTAGGTTTAGCTGTTAAAATGATAGGATTATAAGGTTTTATAAAATTCCATAAAGTATGAGCATCGGACATAGGAGGTAATCTAAGAAATATATCACCAGGCATGTCAGGCCAATCTTTATTGTTAAAGTTATCACCAACTAAAGACATTGTGTACTTATGGAAATCAGCTAGAACACCATCCATATCACAATAAATCTGAGGAGTATCAAACTCTGTAATTATTTTGTTTATCTTCATATCTACGCTATTTACGATGAGCTAAAACGCTCATCGGATCTTTCAGAAACAAGTTTCTTCAGATCAATTATACCTTATATTGTATTTAACTAAATTTTAACTATTTCCTGAGAGTCTAGTCACACTTAGCCTGTTTACGGCTAAGTTAACTATTTCCTTCGGACATAGCACATTCTAATAGAACAACCTTTTGAGGACGAAAATTTCGTTGTCAAAATATAGGTAAGGGCGGTTAGGCTGTACCCTTTTATGTTCTGCTTACCAACGCAGGCTTGTGTAAAGCAATTAGAACTACCTTACTAGCCTTGCAGGTTCCAAAGTTGTCAGGAGAGCCTGCTCGTTGTTTTCTGCTTTTGCCAACGGAGATCTGAACGGGCGTACCCGTCCTCAACCGGTCTTACGACAATAGTGGCTGTGGAATACCATTCAATGAAAGGTATTTTACAGAATTTTGGTTTAACTCCCAAAAATCTGAATAGCCTGTGATCGCCCATTTTTTGTATATAATATGCCTATGAGTTGAGAATGAAGAGTTTAAAAGTTTTTTTTGAAAGCCTATATATTTGCCTTTGCGATTAAATTTTAGTATTAGTAAGTTTAAGTCATTTTCTTCAGATACATCTAATAATTGTTCTGACCATTCGTCTAGTAATCTAACATCTCCACGATGTAGTAATTGATGAAATGGAAAATCAGCATATGATTTGCATTCCACGTTAAAGTACTTCCAATCGTCGGGAGGTATTATGTCTCCTCTGAAGGATTGTATTTGACCCTCGGATAGAAAACTTTTCCTTGCGACATTAGAGCCACCAACATAAGCTCCCGACGACGGAGTTCTTACAAAACTTTCGTCGTACAGTTCAGATAATTCTTTTGCAACATCTCGTTCAAATGAACTACCTTTAATTTTGCTTTTACTAGGCATTGAGTATTTTGCGTAATTTCCAAGGTGTAAAACAAACAGTTCCTAAACTGAAATAATCCGCGCCTTTGCCTTTGTAAAAATTAACAATATCTATATGGTTAATTCCGCCTCCTGCAATAATCTTCACTGAGGGATAATTTGTCTTCAGGAAATCGATGTGTTTCATTGTGTAAGCCATCAATTCTTTTCCGCTCAACCCTCCGCCAATAATAGGCAGGGTGTTGGAACAGTGAATCTGACCAAACCCAATGTCTAATAACCGTTTGATTTCGTCCTCTGTAGATAGGGGCGATATTTTGGCTATACACCATTGTCTTTTATTATCCCAAAACGCATTGTAAAACTTAGTAAGTGTTTTATAATTAATTTCTACTTTATCTGTGTTTGGACAACTTAGATTGAGTTCTAAGTTTATATAATCTGGTATTATTCGTGCAAAGTCTTCCCAATCAATTGGTAGTATTGCGGCAATGCTAATAACTTCTCTGTCATTATGTTTGTATTTATTTAGACCTCGTCTTATACCCGGATTACGAAGTCCTAATTCGTTTTTCCAACCTTTTTTATTAAAATCATATCTAAGTGTTTTAATAAGTTGCTTAATTAGACCAGGTCTATGCAACATTGTATAGCTACCTTTAACACTGATAGCATTTTCGAAGTTTAAGTAATTTCCAAATGGAGCCGCTATAAAAAATTTTGTCTGAGCATTAGGCATGCTCTAAAACCTCCTTATCACAACTAAACGTGGTAAATCCATTTTCCTTGACTACGTTAAGTATATCATTTACCCTTCCCACAAGTTCGTCTTTGTGTGATATTAAAAATATATTCTTATTTCTATCTCTTGTAATTCTTTTTAGCTCAGCTAACGCAGATTCAACTCCGCTTATATCCATACCTGAATCTATAAGTTCGTCAATAAACAATAAATTTATTGGTGTATTCATGGATTCAAAAATATCTCTAAACGAGAAACTTAATCCTAAGATAAGTCTGTTTCGCTCTCCTCTTGACAAGTTATCAAAATCTAAATCTCTACCATGTTCTGTAATTTCTACTGATAAATCACTTAAGAAAGTTACATAATGTGGAAGACCTAGTTTTTGTAAGTAATATTTAAGTCTTGTGTTCAAAAAACTAAGATTTTGCTCTATAATCTTCTTTCTTATGAAAGAATCCTTATTAGTTAGTAGTTTAAGTAAGAATTCTTGGTGCTCTTTTAAGTTATCTAATTCGTTAATTTTATCCCAATTAATTTCCTGTAACCCT